CACCTTGTAGTTCTTGCGCAGGGACTTAAGTGAGCGTTCACCTGAGTTGTGCTTGTCGATGTCATCTTGAGTGATAACACCAGCGTGTAGTGCTAAGTCTAAGTGTGGGTCAAACCCCTCACGGCTCATCTCCTCTACATACTCAGGGTCCAGTGGCTTCATGTAGTGCCGCTTGGTCGTATCCTCCAGCGATGTCATGTCAGCACCAGCTAGAACGTAGCCGTCAGGACACGTAAGGCATCCACGGATCACATCACCATACGGCTTGTCTACGCTAGGTAGGTTCACCAGTGGCTTGAAGTGCTTGAAGCGGAAGGTATTCGTAAGACCTGCTACTCCAGCCTGTAGCCACCCATCCTTATGACACTCTAGAAAACTCCTGAGAATACCAGCACGATGAGTGAGGACGGTAAGGCCATCAAGAAGGTCAACAGAAGCATCATTAGAAGAAAGCTCCCTAACGCTTTCGCAAAGTTCACCATTCTTTCGTACTTGTTCAATGCGTCGTTCCTCTCCAGTTTTCTTGTCCCGTAGGAACTTAAATGTACGAGGCTTCCACCCCAGTGAATACAGCCAGTCTTTTACTTGGTCGTTGCTGTTAGGGTTACCGCGTTCTTCCCCTGTCTTAACGACAAACTTAATTGCCGATGTTGGTTGCCGATGTTCCTTACACAGAGCTCCCCACTTCTCACCGTTAGCTGACAGAGAGCCATCCTTCTTACGCATAACCTTTGGTTGTGTAACCATACGGGTCAGTACCTTCTTAGGCATAGCTTCCGCTAGTTGCTCTACCTTCTCAGACTTCAGCCTTAGAATTTCGTCGTAGGCAGCTTGTGCTTTGTCTACGTCTAATTTCCATTGTAGCTCCTCCTGTTCCCGTGCGCAGTCTAGTTTGAACGACAGGTAGTCGATCAGACGATACTTTTCGTTAGGGTCTTGATACAGCTTGTTCAACTTTAGGTCCAAGTCACGCCATAGACGATTGTTGATCTTAACGTCCTCATCGCACCTGTGAGCGTACTCTTCTGGTGTCAGGGTGTTCCAGTCCTTAATGACAGGCTTGGGTACTCCATAGTCCTCTCCGTAGCCCTCAAGGCCATGCTTCATACGGTCATGGTGTAGATACCAAGACAGAGCCAAGGTGTCGATCAGACGTGCTGTAACTTTGATGTCCAGCACACGTTCCACTGCGGGGATGTCGAAGCGGATAATGTTGTGGCCTACCAGCGTTTCACTGTTGAGCAGAACATACCGCATCTCATCGTAGTCATGGGTGTGCTTAACTTCACCCATGTCATTAGACCAAGACATGACATGAATTTTGGTCAACTCATCTAATAGACCGTCTGTTTCAATGTCGAATACTGTTGTCAATGTTATACCTCACTTAGTGTAAATGTTTCAGTGTTAAACCGCATCATCCCTGCGTTGCCTTCCTCAGAGCATGGACGGTTCTTTTCGATAGACAGGTACGTTGTGTTACGCTCCTGTAGGTCTTCAGCTTCCTTATCCCGTTTAAGGTCAATGATAACAGACGCACGTTGCCCGATCATACGACAGTATTTCATCTGCCCATCATCGTTAGTGTGTGCAATGGTTACGATCCCTACGTTCAACTCAGCAGACAACTTAGACAAACGCACTGACAAGTCAGCCAACATCTGTTCCTTGCTATCCTCTGACGACCCAACAAGAACATCTTGGATAGGCTCGAAGAACACGAACTTAACACCACATGCTACAGCAAAGTAACGTATCTGGTCGATCAGGTCGTCAGCACCTTGTCCGTCAGTCATGTAGAACTGATAGAAGTTCTCGTCAGCAGTGAGCTTACCAATGGCATCTACGACTTGACCCTCAGCGCCCTTCTCTTCGATCAAGTCCCGTCGGGTCAGGTTGTCACTACACTCGTATGACACAAGACCAAGCAAAGAACGCAGTTTAGTTTCTTCCAAGTGCCATGCTGCAATAGGAACCTTACGTTGTAGCATATTGTACTCAAGGTATCGCATGATCTCAGTCTTGCCAATGCCTGTCGGCGCTTTAATCACTGTGAAGTGACCTTGCATGAGACCCAAGATTTTGTCGTCTAAGGCTTGGATACCTGTAGGCACAAACTGATGCTCAGGGGTGTCCTTGTATAGCGACAAGAAGTCCTGTGTGCTGTTCATTACGTTCTCAGGTGTGAACTTACGTGCGTTCCACCATGCACCCTTGAAGTCAGACGCCTTGCCAGCCTGTAGGAACTCGTTAGCGTCCTTGTAGGGACGGTGGTCAACACGGTAGACCTTGTTAGGGAACAGCTTGGATACACGATCAGCAAGAGCATTACCTGCGTCATCATTGTCTACTGACAGGATGATCTTCTCGAAGCTATTGAGCCAGTCCGCACAGTTCTCCCAGAGCTTCTTAGAGGGCGTAGCAGACGGCAGAGACACCACAGGGTTAGTGTAGCTACTCTTGAGCATCTGAGCCACTGACAGGGCGTCTAGCTCCCCCTCTGTGATTGTCACCATCTTGGAGCTACCAGCAGTAAACAGGTTCATACCGAAGAGTTCGTCACCCTTGAAACCTGACTTAGCGTAGAAGCCTTTCTCTGACAGCTTACGGACCTTAATTCCGCCGCTGGGGTATACATACTCCTGACGGTCAGCGTATGTGTATACACCGAAGTCTTCCATAGTCTTGGCGTTGATGCCACGCATGTTGACATACTCACCGTCTGATACATCTTCGATCAGCTTTGGTGTAAACGACATATAATCATCTCTCCCCTTTGTTGGGTATTTCTCTTTCGCCCAGTCAAACATATTTCCACTGGACGGGTATCCTCTGTTGCAGGCGTGACACTTACCGTAGCCCTCAGCGTTATAGCTGAAGGCATCAGAAGAGCCACACGATTGGTATGGGCAGGGTTGGTGTCCGTGTTCAGCCATTAACCAAGACCTGCGATAACCAACCAGTTGTTACGGTAAGCAAACATATTACCAACAAGCAACTTTGGGTTTGACTTAAACCTGTTCTTAATCTTCCAGAAGTTCGTTTTACTCGTAGGGGTAATGTGGTCGTATACCTCTTGGTTGAGATACTTGATCTTATGCTGACTGCTGCCCAACTTAAACTTTAGCCTTGGCGTATACTTGAACGCCTTACTGCCAGCTTTCTTTTTTACGATCTCCCTTGCCTTGTTACGCTCTAGATAAAACTCTGGGCTGTCCTCTGGTTGCACGACAGCAAGAGACAACCTACGTGCGTTTGCTTCTTTGATGGACGACACAACAGGTATCTGATCTACAAGCCCACTCCAGTCATTCAACATTCGCTTTACCTCAAACCTAGAGTTGATGTTGTGATGTACGTCAACACCACGATCACCAGCAATCTTCCAGCTTTCATGTCGGCTGTCCTTGTGGTTCCGCTCTAGCTTCACCTGAGACACAGAGAAGTTTGGTGGGGCATTTTCCACTGCGAGGGGGTAGATACGAATTAGCTGTCGTAGCTCTGGTGACCACCCTGCACTGCATACAGTCATGCGTCCCTGACGATCCATCTCTGGGGCTGTCTTGCCCAACATTACAAAGTCTTCCAAGATCATTTGTTTGCCTCCTTTGTTTTCTTCATCAAGATGTCACCATGACAACCGTCAGGACAACACCAACATACAAGCAGCTTGCCAGATAGCTCACCAGACTTGAGGCGATGGATAAGACCGTCTTTCATCTCAAGGTACTTGCTGTACTTCTCAATGACAGTCTCACGGTCACCATCCTCACCGATAACGAAAGGGTTGCCCCAGTCAGTGCCACGGGTGATCTTTTCGTCACGATTTTCAGCCTCAGCCCAACAAACAAGGGCATTGTCTACAGGTAGCCCATCGTCACCTTTACTTAGGTTTGCTAGAGCTACGCCACCCTTTTCGATAGTACGGCGACGGTCCATCTGACTTTGCGTCCAGCCCTGCGACAAGAAAGATTTAACCTCTTTAACACGCTGACGAAGACGCATGATAGAATGACCTTCTGTCTCACATTCGTCTAAGAGTTTGTCTTGTTCCTCTTGGGGAAGGCTTGATACTTCCATGTGTTGACCATAAGATAGATTGGTTCGACGTCGAACCATTTCAAAACATTCAGCAACCCACCCCGCAACCTTACAAGTTTGATATTTAGGTCCATCCCAGTCTTCACTGTCTATCAACCGCTTACGCTCACCATAAGCATGACCTTTGTTCCACCAATCACCAAGGTTCCATTTGTAGTCTGAGTAATCTCTATTGAGAGACAACCCTTCCTCTACCCACTTGTCGTAATCCGTAGAGTTCTTTCTGTCATCATCCAACACAACAGGTTGGCGACCATCTAGATTAATACCAAGAAATCCTGCATCATCCATAGTCTTTCCTTTCGTTTAACTTAAGTAGTATTTACTACTTGTTGTTGTGATAACCTAAGTAGTAACTTAAGTTGATACTTACTTATATAGACCTATTTCCAAAGTCTACAATTCACGAATTGTTACAGACGCGACATTTTATTAATTGCCTCCCGTTCCCACTCTGAAATGGACTGTTGAGATACACCCTTAAGTTTACCAACCTCCCCCCTAGACAACTCCAAGAAGTATATATAGTTGATGACCTCCCTTTCCTTGTCACTAAGAGACCCTAAGGCTTTGTTTAAGAAGTCAGCAGTCTCGTACTTTTCTGCACAGTCGGGTGTTGATAACGTATAATCTTCATCAGACGACACAGACACTGAGTTCAGGGCAGCCTCTAGGTTTTTCTTCCCCCTCTGTGAGTACGAACCTGACGTATAGCTGACACCTTTTGATACACTCTCTGCTGTCCTTGTTTTGGGAATATACACAGGCTTAGACTTGATGTTTATATAGTCGTGCATAGCCTTGTTAGCCCTGCGGT